TTAAGAACAGAGCCAACACTATTGCTTCAGCAGGTGGCACACCTATTGAGTTTAATCAGACAGGCGACATACCTTACAAAAACCTAGTTTTTGCTTTTGACGATAAGTTAATTGTCAATCAAGCAAATGTGACCCGTATTGGTGGCACAACTCAAACCAATGTTGATGTCGCTAGCATTGCAACATACTTTCCACACTCAATTACTTACTCAGATTTGGTAGTTCAGACTGACGCTGAAGCAATGAACATAGCCAAGATTTATGTCGCTACTAGATCAACGACAACCATAAGAATTGACCAAATGACGATTGACTTATTGGACACAGATGTACCTACTGGCACAATCCTAGGCATTGACTATTTTCAAAATGTTGATATATCGAATATCCAGCCTGACGGGTCAACTATAACCAAGAACTTGCAAGTGCAAGGTGTTACTTGGGATATAACCCCTAATCGCTGGCTGGGTACTTTTACCACACTTGAACCAATCACAGACGGGTTTATCCTAGGTAATTCAACCTATGGTGTCCTCGGTGATGATATACTAAGCTACTAAGGAGTAATACAATGGCAGCAGGATTTCCAGTAAAAGCAAATTATGCTACGGGTGATGTTTTATCCGCAGTAAATATGAACGACCTTTCAGCCACCCTCAATTATATTGACCCTACGGCTAAAACAAACGGATTTGTTCTAACCCGAAACTCAGCCGCAACAGGCGGTTTAGAGTGGGCGGCTGGCGGTAGCTCAGGCGGCATGACTTTAATTCAAGAAACGGTTGCCTCAGCAGCAAGCGGTATTGATTTTAACAGCATTAGCGGGTCGTATAAACAACTGATGTTAGTTTGGTGCGGTGTAGAACACTCTGCAAGCGGTAGTGCATTTCCAATAAGATTTAATAGCAATACAGGTTCGGTCTATTGCAATGTTTCATTATCAGCAAACACTACAACTCTTTCAAGCACTATTGAGGTAAATACATCATTGTATTCAGGAAACAACCTTGCTTGGAGTCCATTTGGAAACAATGCAAATACATCATCTTTGCAGGATAGCGTCAATGGATATTTGCTAATTGATAATTATGCCTCATCTACAAAAGCAAAGTTTTATCAAGGACAATGGGCTTTTTGGGATGGCGCAGCAATTCGTTCTACTCCAGCATTTCAAGGGGTATTTAATGATACTACTGCTATTACTTCACTTAACATTTTTAGAAGCGGTGGTTCAGCAACTTTAACAAATCGTGCAAACACTTCTATTAGATTGTATGGTGTAGCGTAATGAAAACAATAATCAACTGCGAAACAGGCGAAATTCTAGAGCGTGAATTAAACGCTGAGGAATTAAAACAACAAAACATTGATGAAACAACAGCTGCCAAACAACTTAAACTAGAAACAGAGCAAGCGGCTGTTAAAGCTGAGGCTAAGGCTGATTTGTTGGCTAAGTTAGGTATCACAGCTGAGGAAGCTGTCTTACTACTTTCCTAATGAAACCTTGGCTGTCCAAATCCGCAGTACAGTTGCGTGAACAGATAGATGATTCTTACCCAAGTCGTAGCAGGCGCAGCGACGGGTGGGTGGCTGATCTGCGTCATCAACAGGCAGGTAAGTCAGACCATATACCTGACCCGAAGTCCAACGGCGTCGTTAGAGCTATTGACATTGACGCTAGCCTTTCTGACAACAAAGGGGATTCAGCATATTTGGCAGATCAGCTTAGACTCTACGGGAAAAATTATGGACGCATATCTTATGTAATTCATTTAGGTCGTATTGCTAGCCCCGTACTGGGTTGGCGTTGGCGTAAATACAAAGGGTTCAATCCGCACAATCACCACATACATTGCAGCTTTAACAAGGCTTCAGATAACGACAGTACCTTTTTCGACATACCGCTTCTAGGGGGCAAAATTGGCTGACCAATATAAAGTAATAATTGACCAAGGTTCAACTTACACATTGGCTTTGACTTACAAGGATTCAAGTGGCGCAGCCATTAACTTAACAGGCTACACAGCCGCCATGCAGATTAGAGATACTGTCAACTCAACTACAACACAGTTATCACTATCCAGCCCGTCCAGCGGTATTGTCATTACAGCTGCGACTGGTCTAGTAACTATTACTATCACAGCTACACAAACAAGGGCTTTAGTCGCTAACACCTATGTTTATGACTTGGAAATCAGCTCAGCCTCAGGTGTAGTAACCCGTCTTATTCAAGGCTCAGTCATAGTCAACGCAGAAGTGACAAGATGAGTGATAACACCTTAACTGTTGTTGAAACCGTCAATACGGTTGTTGTAACACCTGTAAATAACACAGTTCAAGTAGCTAGCGTAGGCGCACAAGGAGCACAAGGAGCACAAGGAGCACAAGGGGCGACTGGGGCGACTGGTGCAACTGGCGCACAAGGTATTCAAGGTATTCAAGGTATTCAAGGAGTCAAAGGCGATACTGGTAACACAGGTGCAACGGGCGCGACTGGTGCAGCAGGTCAAAATGGTTTGTCTTTAACTTACCAATCAGGATTTTATTACAGAACATTACTGAACACAATTGGCACTGTAACACCAAGCCACGAAACAACTTACTACACACCAATTTTTATCAATGGTTCAAACAATTATGATCGCATTGCAATAAGAGCGGTTTCAGGCTTTGTAGGAACTGCAACAGTTCGGCTTGGTATTTATGCAGATACAAGTGGATTACCTAGCACATTGATTTTAGATGCAGGCACAGTAAGTGTAACTTCTGCAAATGCCACATTTCAAATTACAATAGACCAAACATTAACAACTGGATTTTATTGGTTGGCATTTTGTCAGCAAAGCACAGCCCCAACATCAGGCATATATAGTGGAAACGCAGCCAGCACAATAAATGGTAATTTAAGTATATTTTCTGGTGGAACGGGTGCACCAACATCTAACTTAATTTCAGGCTACACGCAATCATCTGTTACTGGTGCATTTGCTAATGCTGGTACTCTAACAGCAGCCACATCAAGCGTTTATACATGGATACGGAAATCATAATGAGCAAACTGGTTACTTACGGTCTAGGCGGTTACGACCCAAACAAACCTAATAACAATATCGTTGAGGAAATCGACCTAACAGATGAGGACACAAATGAAATCTAAACATTGGGCAATGATTAACAGCTATGGACGATCAGCCTTTGTTTGTCTAGCCACAATCTATGTAACACAACCTGACCTTGCACCTTCAGAGTTATGGAAAGCCTTCGCAGTTGCTTTTATTGCACCTTTACTGCGTGCATTAAATCCTGATGACACACAGTTTGGCATAGGCTCAAAAGAGTAATGACAGCGGTAGAAATTGCCGCTATCTGTGCCGCAATAACAACTGTATTCACTGGCTTTGCATTAGGACTTAGGTTCTTAGTCAAAGGTTGGTTAAATGAACTTAGACCCAATGGAGGGTCAAGTATGAAAGATCAAATCAACAGGCTTGAACGGCGTGTTGATGACCTATTTGTCATACTATCGAGAGACAATTAAAACATGGCAGCCAAAAAGAAACCTGCACGCAGAAAAAAAGCAGTAGCTCGTTTAGAGACTACCGCATTAGATATGCACGCCATTGCGCTTAATGAGTATTACAGAGCATTACGCAGAGCAGGTTTTACCGTCGAAATTGCATTAGGTCTAATGGATAATAAAAACAGTATGCCTGAGTGGTTAATCCCTAGTACAGCTGATACTGACATTACACCTTTTCAAGACGACGACGAGGACGAGGACTAACCTATTAAGCGCATTGCGTTCATAAGTGATCTGCAAGCCCCGTACATAAATGAAGTAGCAGTAAAGACAGTTGGTCGTTTTTTAGCCAAATGGAATCCACACCAAACAATCTGTGTGGGTGATGAGATAGACATGCCTCAGTTAGGCAGCTTTAATGCCAACACTATCGACGAAATGGTTGGCAACTTAGACGAGGACAGAGTATTTACCCAAGAGGTACTAACCTACTTGGGAGTAACCGACATAGTAGGTAGCAATCATGGAATTAGACTATACAGATCAATCAAGAAAAGACTGCCAAGTTTTCTTAACTTACCCGAACTCAAATATGAGCGTTTTATGGGATATGACAAGCTCAACATCAAGTTTCACCCATACGGATTTGACTGGGCAAAAGGTTGGCATGTCACTCATGGGGACGCTTTCCCTATGTCTAACAATGCTGGGCAGACAGCCTTAAATGGCGCACGCCGCATAGGTAAAAATGTTGTTTGTGGTCACACCCATAGGCTAGGTCACATGTCCTACTCAGAAGCCCACAATGGGCGTTTAGGGCGTGTATTACAGGGTGTAGAGGTAGGCAACCTAGTTGACCTATCTAGTAGCGGTATGAGCTACACAAGGGGTTATGCCAACTGGCAGTCAGGCTTTGCTGTTGCTTATGTTGACGCTAATCGTGTGACGGTGGTCACAATACCAATTAACCATGACGGTAGTTTTATTTTTGAGGGTAAGGTC